TTATTGTTGTATGAGTAGAATTTATAATAAAGTTTCAGTTATCTTCAATTGAAGGCTGATGAGTAATTGAATACATAGAGAGCCGTTCTACATTCATTCTCTATATATGGCTGTAAGCTTTGTCCATGCGCCAGTATGGGAGCTATATTGGAGCGGATAATGGAAATCGAATCCATACCTGCAAAGTCGGAAGTCTTGCCACTCTACCATTAAGCTATACCCGCATAAGTATTCTTTAGCGTTTAATAGAGAAGCCTTTGGCATAAGCTGCATTGATTCTTGCTGTTACTGCTTTATGTTCAGGATGCTTAGTATTGAGAAATGCTTCAGATCTCATTAACGTTTCTATGTCATCCGCTACAGGTACTTGTCCTGATTGAATAGGATTGTCTTCATTGAGTTGAGAGCCATAGTAAGCTGCTAGTTTAATAAGAGCTTTGTTATTACCAACTAGAGGATCATTGAACTCGTCTATAGTTAAGCCTGCTGTAGTAGCTCCTTTAAATGCATTACGCATGTTCACATCATAAGATGAACCCCATTCTGTCTTTAATGAGTTCACTACTGTATCTGTATCTAATTGAGCTGATGTCGTTACTAGGTCTACAACGCGAGAGTCATACTCACTTAATAGGAAGTCTAACTGTTTATTAGTAATGCCATGTTCATGTGCTTTAGTGAGGAAAGCTTGATTAGATTCATCTGATTTAAATTGCTCAAAGTCTTCTCGATCTAGTTTATAACCAGCTACATCTTTAGGTGGCAAATCACCTGAACCAATTCTTTTCTCTAAGCCTGTATAAGACTCATTCATTTTAGATAGGGTAGCTTTATAGTCTACTGATCCATCTTCTGCTGTTACTTTAAACTTCTCAGGAAAGGCAATCTCTTGCTCTGTATTCATTCCACTCAAAATAGTAGATGCTTCATTAGATTCTTTAATAGTTGTATTGGTAGGTGAATCTGTAGTTTCATTAATAATTGTATCTGTCATATTTACTCTTTATTATTTTGTCCATTGAGTAGCCATTGCTTTAGCTATACCCGGAAATGTTTTACTTCTTATCGTTTGTCTTTCTGCTGCTGTCTTTGCTGTCGTTAAAGCATCTACATACCATTTAGGCATTCTCTTACCACTTGCATAAGTAATCATTTCACCTTTACCAACAATGTCAGTAGGTGTTAGAGAGGGAAGACCTTTAAGCCATAAACAAGTTTTCTTACTTGCTTCATCACCAAACATATAAGGCTGGATGATCTGTGTAGGCTTCATGAATCTAGTATTTACTGTTCCGTACTGGATTCTCTATAGCTATTCTTTGTATAGGTGCATTGTAGAGCTTGATGAAAAACTGTAATGCTTCTTCTCTATGTTGTTGTCTATCAGGAAAGCGTGGATGAGGTCTTCTTTGATCTGTAGGTAAATGCTTATCTTCAGGATGATAAAACCATGAGTTACCACTTACAGCTAAGTATGTACATGGTGGATGTGCAATCATCATGTCCCATTCTGAAACTTGTACTGTACTACCATCTTCTAATATACCTCCCCTTGAATCTATCACTTCAAAAACATCTGCTTTAAAATGCCATTCAGGATGTCCACCTGAAGAGGGAAGTAGGTCACAGCTATAAGCGTTATGTCCTAATGCTCTTAGTTCCTTTGTTACTGCTTGACTCTCTTCACATGCGACTAATACATTCATTTAGTATTCCATTAGTAGTTCTATTATTTATTCTATTGTTACTTCTGTTTCTTTGATCTTTGAAAGTATGTAATTCACTACATCCTGTTGACCTAAGTTAAATGCTGTCTGTGTTGCTGAGTCTTTATCAAAGGGAAATGATGTGTGGAAAAGCTGTATCAACTCATCCAAAACTATTAATCCATCTCCATGCGTAAACACACTATATTTATTATTCACTATCTAATACTCCTGCAATTTGTTCAGGTGTCATATTCTTAGCTTGATCTTTCGCTATATCTAAACCTGTAGAGCCTACTTGCTGCATCATCTGTTGTTGTTGCATTGCCTGTTGTTTCTGTTGTTTAGCCTGTCTGAGCTGTTGTACTTCATCATCTGTTCTTAATACAGTCATTGGTACACCTAAACCATCACCCATGATCTGAGTAATGTTATCCATGTTGACGTTGTCTAGGATGTTTGGATCTAGTTGAGCCAGTTGTCCTACATTCATCATTAGGTTTTGTATTGCTGTTACATGTTCAAGTTTTTGTGCTGCTGCTAATGGATTAATGAATTGAAAGGAAATACGAGAAGCCGTCATTAGTTCTTCAGGGGCAGGGGGCAATACACCACTACGAAGACATAAGAACCAAACACGTTCTAATAAGCCTTGTAGATATTCTGCTTGTAGTCTTCCAAATACAGCTCCGTAGCTGTTGTCTGTATGTATTTACTCTTGCTGTTACTTCTGTTGCTGTAAGAGGAGAGGAGCCAATAGGGGTTAGCTGGTCAGACATCAATACACGTTTAATCTTTGCTTGAAAGTGATTGAGAAGGTCTAAACCTAGATCTACTTGTTGTCCTGTATCGAGTCTCTTAATTGAATCAACACTGTTAGCTGTAATCACTGCTCTAGGTCTGATACGTAATGTATGAGGATTGATGACACCATCATTCTGAGCAATCCATAAACCACCTAATGATAGTTCTGCTGATTGCAACGTAAGCTTAACTATATCGTTACATGTACGAGCATCTGCTAATGCTAAAGCCATTTGTCCTATACCGTAGAAGCTATCAGGAAGCTTTCTAAAACGACTCACAACACATGGAAACTCGTTATAACCACCTTCTTTAACTATGTGTTTTGCTTGTACTTCTAAGTGTACTGAAGCGAAGGGCATAGCTTTATTTAATCTTCTGCCTTCTTCACCTTTAACTTCTTTTGAGTCTCTAGGGTAGATAGCGTGAATGAATCTATGTTTACTGTCAGGCTTTGACTCAGATATACGTTTAAGCCTGTCTGATACATTCTCTATTCCAAATTCTTTAATTGCTTGTTGTGCTGTTAATTCATACTCACGAAAAACTGTATCAATGAGTCCATTAGCTTGTGTAGAAGAGATATAACAAGAGCCGATGTTCCATGTATTAAAGACAAGACCACCTTCAGGCTTATTGTCTACATACATTACAGCCCATCCGAGCTACTACTAAATCAGTAAGGTAGTCAGATACTTCAGAATCAAAATTAGAAGCGTGTACGTTCCTATACATAAAATCAGTTACAGTTTCTAACCACTGTTCACCATGTGTCATTTGTTCAGGGTTATCTATTCCACCCGGTACTGCTTTAAACCATTTGCTTGATGCTGGGGTAGTAGCTGAAATGATAGAGGAAACGAAGAGCTGTATTGCTTCTGCTGCTGTTGTATCAAAGAGCTTAGATCGTTCTTGTCGTCTAATGTCTTCTAATCCATTCTGAGCTGCATCTTGAAAGCTTTGTTGTCTCTCTGGAGCACCATATCTATATAACTCAGCCCATATAGTTTCATGTTTAATTCGTTCTGTCTTTAACTCACCAACACGCTTAATCAATTGAATTGCGTTCATTGGTTTATGTTCCTGTATTTGTTTTTCCTAATGCTGTTTCTTGTGGAGCTGTCATATCAAGAGAACTAAGAATCGTTGATTTACGCTGTCTCTTTCTTAATGCTTGGTCTGCATTTGTTTCTAAGGCTGCTTGGTCTGCTGCTAATTTAGCTTGTTCTTCAGCCGTTGGTCCTTGCACTACTTTAGGTTTTGATCCCATTTGATTATCTCTTCGTTATGGCAAAAGGCGCGCACACATATACGTGACAAGCCATTTAAGCCGTATTTATCTGCTATTATTAGTTGTGTTAATAGATGTATTAATAGATAACAAAAAAGAGAGATAACGTAGCAGCTTATAATTATTGTTATGTTGTTGCTTTGGCTATCTCTCTTTGATGTTTTGAATGTCTCTCTTTTAGTTATTGCTTTGCACAATGATTTTTATTCTCTAAGTATTGAAGGAGAGGACAATAAATAGAGGGAAGGAAATATAATGTCTAACGCAATAGAAGATGTTTAAACTTCTAAAGGTATGAAAAGGAGTGTATCAGAAATGAAATGAAAAGTCAAGTTTACGCATAAACGTATTATTTATGGAACGATAATACGAGAGGGGAGAGGTGGATCTGAGATAGTAAGTAAGCCATCCCATGAGAAATAGTTTTGAGTTAAGTTATTTCTACTCATAGACCATTTACGATCAGGCAGCATACAAGAACCTACAGCAAGTTTCTTCTTGCCATATTTATCAGAGACAGACTCAAATGCTGTCATTAATCTTTCTTGTCTTTCTATGTCTTCCATATCTGTTAGGAGGTCATACGTGAATAAAGATTTAGGCTCTAGTCCTGTTAAGATCAAGCCACACTTTTTATATTCTATGCCGTCTGTATATACCTTTTCGATTAATCTTACTGCTGCTTTAACCAGTGTAAGTACATTGTCTGTAGGGATGGGAAAACCTGTAGTTGAGCTTTTATAGTAGTACTTTCTTGAAGTATCAAATGGATTGGAGTGAGCGAAAACGATAATACAGCCACACAGTAAATTAGCTTTTCTAAGTCTTCTGAATGCATCTTGTGTATAGCGAGAAATTGCTTCTCGAAGGTCTTCTATTGCTGTGACACGTTGACCAAATGACTTAGAGGAAATAATTTGTTTTTGACTTGGTGGTGTATGCTCAATTTCAATACATGGAACTCCTCTTAATTCCATTACTGTTCTTGCTAAAACTACACTGAATTGTTTTTTGATCCATACTGGATTCGCAACAGCTAGGTCATAGACAGAGGAAAAGCCAAAGCTATTTAATTGTTTAGAGATCTGTCTTCCCACACCCCATACTTCATTTAAAGGGATGTCCTGAAAGATGTCTTCTTTAATAAGAGGATCGAGAGAAACCAAATCACAAACCCCTTTAAAATGATTCATCTTCTTAGCTAAGAAGTTTGCTATCTTGGCTTCCGTTTTCGACCTACCTAAACCAACTGAAACAGGTAAGCCAATGTCCCTCAGCACCTTATTTTTAATAGTGTGAGAATATTCTGATAGGTCGTACAAACTACTAAAACTAGTAAGGTCTAAGAAGCATTCATCAATACTGTAAATTTCTTGGTCTTGATCAGAAACAAATTGATTAAGTATGGAATGAAAACGCTTACTCATTTCAGCATAAACCGTGTAATTGCTTGAAAGCACCACTACATTATTTTGCTCAACTATATCTTTTATTTTGAAGAGGGGAACACCCATTTTTATTCCTAAAGCTTTAGCTTCATTGCTGCGAGCAACAGCACAACCATCATTGTTACTTAAGACGATGACAGGTTTATTATTTAATTTAGGCTGAAATACACGTTCACAACTAACATAGCAGTTGTTTACATCTACTAAAGCAAAAGCTCTTTCTTGCATGGTTATCTTGAATACGTTACATAATCAAGATAATGGTAGAGATGAGAAATATAAAATTCAAATTTATTAATTTCTTATAAATCAAAAAGACGACTTAGCTTGTCGTACCATTCGTCAGATTTGTTAGTACTTCTGATAGTTGTGTATAGCATTCTGTTTTACTACCAGCGAAAGAGATGGAAGGTAGATAGTGAAAATCTGTCATAGCTACTTTATGTTCACGTTCCATATCCCATATAGATTCTGGTGAGCCTGAATGCTCTAAAAGTATCTGCCAGTCATAAGGCATAAGCTTGGGGTTAGCGTATCTAACTAAAATGTTATTAACTGTGATTCCGTATCTTATAGAAGGTCTCGTCAGAAGAAGAACACTTCAATATATAGAAAATAGCCTGTCCACCATTCTTAGTAGCAGCGTCTATAAAGGCTTGACGCTTTTGTCCTGTTATTTTCATTTTCCCCTCATGACCAATTAAGAGACCACATAAGAGATCTTGTATTAGGTCTTTAAATTAGTTATATTGTGTAAGCAACTAAGGAGTTAGGTATGAATCACATAATCCATAGTCGATATGTGGCTAGTGTTTCTGAACTAAAAAAGAATCCTAAAGCGGTAGTACAGAATGCTTATGGCGAAGCAGTTGCTATCTTGAATAGGAATAATCCAGAGTTCTATTGTGTTCCAGCAGCACTATATGACCGCATGATGGATTTGATTGAAGATCAGGAACTATTAAAACTAGCTGAACAAGTCGATACTGAAGAAACAGTAAAGGTATCTATTAATGAGTTACGAACTAGAGTTCACAAAAACAGCTCTAAAGAAGTTTGATAAACTTAATCCACAAATCGCTGAGCAGTTTATCCGTAAGCTCGAAGCAATACTTGAGAACCCCAAGATACCTAAAAATAAGCTTAGAGGTTCAGTTGATCTATATAAGATTAAACTGAAGTCAGCAGGGTATAGACTCGTATACCAAGTTAAGGATGATGTAATTGTTGTCCTTGTGCTTGATGTAGATCGAAGAGATACCATCTATAAGCAGATGTAATTAAGAAGCCTTCTTTGTTCTTTTACGAGAAGGCTTTTTTATTTCAAGTATTTCAGGCTCTATAGTGGTTTCATTAATAGGTGTTTTAATAGTTCTATTAATGAATATTTCAATAGCTTCTAAAACCTCTCTATTTGCTTCTAGCTCGTTTGTAAGATCTGTCTTATAGGTTGATACAGAAATGCTTTCTTTGTGCTGTGTGTAAGCTCTGAGAAGGTTTAAAGGGGTAGTGGCTAATGACATTAAGACTTCTAACTTATCCTTGTCTGACATATCAGGATTGAGTGTATGAGCTGTAATGTGAATAGGTTGATTATCTTGTTTGATGATATAGATTGAGTACATTATTTATTCTCTTTAGTTTTAGTTTTAGTTGTTATAGGGAGAGACTGATCTCTCTATTGTTATTATTTTTACTTATGAATTTAATATGTTCTTATAACATAAATTAATATACAAGTCAAGTTTAAGTATAAAAAAAGCTCTTCACTTGGGGAAATGAAGAGCTATAAACTTTGAATATATGTATAGTATATATATTAACCTATTGATATACAATACAGAATATTCTGTATGTCAATAAATATAGGCTCGTAAGGTGAGAGCGATAGCGTAAGAAAGGAATACGAGCCTTAGCGAGTATGAGTTTCTTCTCAAGCCTGAAGCCCTATCTAAAGTACTTCTATGAAGAGTACCAATCTACAAAATCAGTCCTTTCCTTCATTACTTTTAATTAAAGACCTTTAAAGATCAGTCTTTGCTAATTAGTACTTCTTCAGCAATAGCAGACTGACATAGATTAATGGTTAAGAGGAGAGAGGGTCGGTGTACCCTCTCGGAGTACCATTACTAAATCTGTAGAAAGTAATGTAGTTATTATGAGTGACGCCTTAGCGGAACGAAATAATAACGATACTGAGTCTAAAAGGAATAAAAGAGTAAGTGACCTCCTCAGAGGGAACGTAAGTCTTTTATGACGTTGCTTGTATTGGTTTTGATTGTTGTTTGATTATTTTAAAGGAGGTAAAAGATGAGAACGACCGTAAGGGAGTTTGAAATCTTTTAATGACGTTACATAGTTATTGTTTGTTTTGGTTCTATTGTTGGTACTGTAGTCTCTAATTTCAGTAGCGTTAGCGAAAGGATGGGAACGAACGTTAGTGAGTTTCTATACTTTCTACTGTATGAGTTACAGAGTCATTTTAAAACTACTCTACAAGCTAATAATTTATAAATTTATAATCTGTATATTTTTATGAATCCCTCCTTTAAGATAAATTCTTAAATAAGCCGTGAAAACCTTTAGAAAAAAATAGCTCCAAGACAAGATCCAGTCTAGACAAATAAATCCGATGTTTTTATAGACCTTCTTTTAAACGTTGCTATCCAATCTTTTCAACTTATCCAATCAGATCATGAGCAACAATTAAAAGAAGTGAGATTTAAACTGGACTACATATACATAGAATTAGCTTTCCATAATATTATTATATAAATAATATGCATTCCGCCAAAAAAAGTGTAAAGATTTCCTTATAAATGACTAATTACTAAGGATAAATCCGAGCTTATGACTACAATAAAAAAAGTGTAAAACTTAAAGTACTATTGGAAGTGAAATTTGAGCTGGACTAAACTTGTAACGACTAACAAGAGTTGCTATCTCAAACTTCATTAACAGAGTTACATGTTTAGTCAGCAACCAACCGACTGTAAATATACAATCAATTGCCAGCAGTAACAGAGGGCGGTAAGGTCTCCTAACAGTCCCACTCATACACGTATGGAATCTCCATTTCTTCTTTTAAGGAAAACGATTTTTTCATATTTAATAACAATAGCTTATAATATTCCTAAGACAAGGTTCAGTCTTAGCTATAAATATTTTAGTGATAGATTTCGATGTTTTCGTGTATCAAATACCGCCGAAAGCCGTATAAATACTAGATTCATTCAAGACAAAGCCGAGTCTAAGTTATCCACAAATTTAAATTTAAAAACTAAACAATAACTTATAAGACAAAAAGACGGAATCCAAGACAGAATTTTCCTCTCAAGACAAGAAGTTTGATATTTTTGTCTTGAGAGACTATACTTGTCTTGTGTAAGTGATCCTGTCTTCACTTTACACCACAATTAATAATTCCATGAGAAAAAAGATATATGTCTGTAGGTCAAATTAGAACAGTGTTTAAAGTATATGACGCAATGATGGGTAGCGGTAAGACTACTCGCATGATAGAAGAAATAAGAACATCCGATAATAAGCAAAACTTTTTGTACATCACACCATTATTAGATGAGTGTCACCGTATCTCAGGTACTTCCTATGATCCTGAAGATCATTTAAAACGTCCATTAGTTACAACAGAAGACGAAACAAGTATTCATTACCAGTATCTTGAAGAAGCTCCATTAAAAGATAAACGTTTTAAGCATCCAAGCTATAAAGGTGGAAACAAAGCTGAGAGCCTTCAGTACTTACTTAGAAATAAAGAAAACGTAGTAAGTACACACCAATTATTCATGAACTTGAATCCAACAATGCTTGAGGATGCTAAAGATTATGTTCTAGTTATTGATGAAACAATTCAGGTTTATGATGTTTATTCAGAGTACACAGCAACAGAATTAGAAGCTCTTTTCCGACTTGGTTGGGTAAGCATTGATGATGACGGTGTAACACTACGATTTAACCGTGAGAAGTACGGTGATAATGGTGGTGATCCAACAGGTACTAAGTATGAAAACTTAGCAACTATGTGTGATCTTGGGCAATTACTTTACGTTGACCAAAAGCTCATCGTATGGGAATTGAGTATTGATACATTAAAATCTTTCAAAGAAGTTTGGATTGCCACTTATATGTTTGAAGGCTCTCAAATGTCAGCCTATCTTAAATCTTATGGGGTTGATTACGAGCTGATTAAATTTGGTAACAAGCCTTCTCAAATTAAGCACCTTATCAATATCTCAGATAACCAGCATATTAATAAAATTGGCTTGAAACCTACTGCTTTAAGTTCGAGCCAGTTTAAAAGCAATAAGAAAGCTCTATGTGAAGAATTGTCTAAGAACCTTGATAACTACTTCCGTAACCATGTTAAAGCTAAGAAAGCAGATCGTTTATGGACTTCATTCAAAGAGTCAGCTACAGCAATTGCTGGTACTCGTTATAAAGAAGAATGGCTTGCCTTCAATACTAAAGCAACAAATGAGTATAGAGAGAAATCAAACCTTGCGTACTTATTGAACCTTTACCCTAATCCAATGGTAGTTAAAGCTTCAGCTATGAAAGGCTACCCGGTTAAAGAAGATGTTTTTGCCTTATCTGAGATGGTGCAGTGGATATGGCGTTCAGCGATTCGTGAAGGTAATGAAATCAATCTTTATGTCCCATCTTCGCGTATGAGATCACTATTAGAAGATTGGTTAGACGATAAATATGAAGAATATAAAGCTGAAGTCAGAGTTGATCACACAGCACAGCAATTAGATTTACAAGTTTAATAATATTAGAGAAGTGGATTAGTTAATATCCCCTGAATATTCGATATTAATATAGAAGTTCGAAGTCTATTTAAAACTACTCTAGGGACTCAAAACGCTTAACACAAAATTTTGTTAAATTGTGTAAAAAAAATTGACAAAGTGTTACTTAAAGTGTATGATATACATATATTCAAAAAAGAAATTTGAATAAAAATAAATAAACATGGATCGTGACTATTCATTTAAATCTTCTCAGTCACAAAAATAAATTACCAAAAACATCCACATAGCTTGCCTATGATGGGTTTCTATTACTTTTATATAAGGAAAAATAATGTCAAATTTAAATATTAATCTAAAAAATGCTGTAGCTATCAATTCAAAAACTGTAGTTGCGTCTATGAGTAGTCAGGACATAGCAGAACTAGTTCAAGCTCGTCACGATAATGTTAAAACTTCTATTGAAAGACTGATAGCATCGGAAGTAATAGCATCTCCTGCAACGAAGGAGATGCTATCCACCGTAAATAACCGTCAATATACTCAAACTGTATATGTGTTTGAAGGTGAACAAGGTAAACGTGATTCAATAATTGTAGTAGCTCAGCTCTCACCACAATTCACAGCTAAACTTGTAGATCGTTGGATAGAATTAGAACAAGCAACTCAAATCAAGCTTCCAAGCACATATAAAGAAGCTTTACTAGCATTGGTAGTAGCTGAAGAAGAGAAAGAGCAACTTGAATTACAAGTAGTAGAACAACAGCAAATGATAGAGATGATCCAACCTAAAGCAGACGTATATGACATCATTTCTAATAGTGAAAACACATACACTATTAGAGTAGCAGCAAAGCTTCTAAAGAAACGTCCTAAAGATTTAACAGATTGGTTACTTGATAACAGATGGATGTACGGAAGATCAGCATCAACATATAGACCAGCAGCTCAACATGACCGTAACCATTTAATACTTGTAACTTCACAATATGGAACTCAAGTGAGAGTGACTGGTAAAGGTTTAGTGTGGATAGCTAGAAAACTCAATATTGAACTGACAACAGCAGAAGTAGAGTAATCAACATCCGCTTAAAAAATGAAAAGGGGTGTCCAAATTTGGGCATACCCCCTTATATAAAATAGTACTAATTTATTAGGATAAAAATGGCTAAGCTAACTAAAAAAGAATATAAAGAACTCGTTAAAGAAAACATTCTATTAACAGGACAATTCAAAGGAAGATCAGTATTAGAAGCTGAGTCTGATAATGACCTTTATTTCTACTTAGAAGAGATTAAACAAGAGTTCAAATCACGGACTCTTAACTAAAGTAAATGCAGATAGTGAAATGGCTAAAAACTTCTTAGCATTCACAGAAGATGAAGATTTTAGTGTTTATTTAGTTGATGACAATTATAAAGAAGATTTAGACGATTATTTCAAATTTAGAGGATAAGAAAATGATTGCACTCTTAACTACATTCTATTCAATCCTAGCTTTTATGCTTACTCTAAATTTTGTTGGCGTAAAGCTAGATAATGGCAACACAACAACCCTTCTTAAATTAGTTATTCTACGTCTCTTATGTGGTCGAGCAATTCTCACATAATCTAATATACCCCTATCTGCAATGGATAGGGGTTTTCTTTTATCTAAGTATATTTATTTTATCGATACAATACTGAGTTAAACTTTCAACTTCAGCAATTGCATCTTTAATAAATGAAATATAATCTTTAGTAACTGTAGCTACCACATTTCTATTCTCATCTAGATCATCCACAGCGAGTTCATTCTGAAACTCAATTTTTATCATAAATTTATTTTCTCGAATAACTCTGTGAGTATCTTCATCATAATCTTTTTCATAGCTAATATTTGAATCTTTCTCTTCTAAATTTGCTGAATATAAGTTTTGAATATATTCACTATAAAGTCCTTTTAATTTATTTTCTTTTAGTCCAAATACTGTATTAGTAGAGCTTTGAAAAGTTTTTACTTTATCCATAATGTTAGGATCTTTACTTAAAAACTTATAATTTCTCAATTGAATATAGATAGAGTTCAGCAAGTCAGAAGGATTTTGATCATCTCTTTTTAAAATATTTGGGTAAAAAGTATAGTGATCCCACGTCCCCTTAATAATGTTCATGTCGTTTCTTAAAATTACTAATCTTTTATTTACTTCCGCAATATCAATAAGAGCCATTTCTAATTTTTCTCGCTCTATTTCATATTGTTTTTGAACTCTCCAATCACTGAACATTAGAATCGCTACTAAAGCTGCAAAGATAGTAGTTGAAATACTTAGCACATCTTTTAGTAAGCTAATATCAATGCACTGCCCAAAGAAAAACTTAGCTATAAACAAAAAGGCTAGAGTGATTACAAGAATCCATAAACCTATACATGCTACGTTTTCATATAATTTTTTCTTTAACTCTTTTTCCATGTTCCCCCCTCAATTTCATACTGTTACTTAATTGTACCGTAATCTACTGGTAAATGCTTATATAGATGCTACAATAGTTCTATTGATACTAACTTATAAAGACTCAAAACCATGACGATTTATGCAATAGCAAATCAAAAAGGCGGAGTAGGGAAGTCTACCGCTGCTACTAACTTGGCTTATTACTTATCAACTAAAGGTACAGTAGTCTTAGTTGATGCTGATGATCAAAAGACAGCTTCTATGTGGCACAAATACCGTGAAGCTAATGATTTTGATTGTGTACATCTTAAAGGTGAAATTGACGAGCAACTTATCAAACTAGAAGAACAGTATGGAAATGTGGTCGTTGATGTGGCTGGTAAGGACTCAGACGAATTTAAAACAACTCTATATGTAGTTGATAAGCTATTTATCCCTACTCAAACTAGCCAATTTGATCTTGATGTCTTACCAAATGTGACTGCTTTCATTGATAAAATTCAAGCGGTTAGAAATGAGAAATTAAAGACAGACTTTCAGAAGAATTTCTTTATTAGTCGAGCTAGTACAAATGCTAAGTCAAAAGACGCAGACGCAGTAATTGAGTACCTTAAAGAACAGTACCCTACATACAATGTAATGAATGCTCGATTGCATGAGCGTATACAATTCAGAGAAGCTGCTGCAATGAGTAAATCTGTTTTAGAGCTTTCATCAAATAAAGCGAAAGATGACTTCTTCAATTGGCTACTAGAGGCAATCTAATCATGACTAAACTTCCACGTTTTATAGATCGAAGCGCTTCAGTACCTCAAAAGCAAACTCTCTCAGCGGAAGACAGAAAAAAAGCAGACGCTCTTAATATCAGTAATGCATCTGAGCCTGAAGATACCAAAGCACTTGAAGCTAAGAAACAAGCCGAACAAAAAGAAGCTGACCGCAAAGACCCTTTAAAGCATGTTCCAAGAGTAGGCGAATCTATTCAACTTGAAAAAAACACTCTTCCAAACAGTAAGCGCCAACGTAAGCAGCACGGTACAAACTTGACGATTCCATTGTATTTTGAAGAGCTGAAGGTAATTCAAGAAGCAATGGAACAAGAAGGCGAATCAGATTCAATCAATGACTTTATCCGTACTCAAGTTTTAGCTAAAGCTGAGAGTATTCTTGGTGAAGAAGCTTTTAACGAGATCGTGAATTTCAAACGTAATAAGAAAAAAGAAGATAAAACTGAATAAGCATAAAGCCCTGTTATTTCTTCAGGGCTTTTTTATACGTGTCGCTATCTTTAATCATGTTGTAAATAAGTTCATCAACTTCAGCTACTGCTTTAAAGCCTAAAACTTCATCAAAATGTTCAACGTCATCTATTTCAGTTAATTCACCACCAATCATTGCACCAACAAACTGCCTAGTTCCCTCTGAAACATTTGAAAGAAATCCACTTTCAGAAGACCATCCATACGTCAAATGTTCATTACTTTCAGCAATACTCTTAACAAGGTCAATTACTCTTTGAAGATCATTTAAGTTCAACTTGAAGAGGTCGAGTACATAAAACAATCTCTCTAATGGAAGATTATGGTCAAAATTTTCCATTTTGTAATATGACGAATACTTCATACCAAATAAATCATGAGCCTTATTAGCGCTCAGTTTCAAGACTTTTCTTAATCTGTATATAAAATAGATAGTTGTGTTTGTAGCTTCAATTTGAAACAACTTCATTGTGACATTCTATACATCTATTGATAAATCTATTCTAGCATAGTTACTATAAAAACAACATTATTGTACAAAAATATTTTCAATTAATTTAATAAAAGTTCTTCCTATAGTAAGAATTTATGTGTATAGTTCATTTCATCGAAGCGCAACGATAACAATTTAAAAATTTATCCATATAAGGAAAACGAAATGACAGCATCACAAAATGAACAACTTGAAGCAGCAGCTAAACTTCAGTATGACTCTTACAAGGCTATTCCAGTTGCAGATCGCACCAACTTTCACCAAGTTTTCATTGAAAACTATGAAGCTACACACGGTATCACTGAAGAAGTACAACTACCTGTTACTGATGTACAAGCAGACGATGATTCAACAGAATCAGAAGCAACAGCATTTGACCCAGAGTTAGTAAAAACAAACCCTGACTTGATGGAGTTACATACTGAAAAATTAGAAGTACAAAAAACACAAGGTATTACATTTAAAGATCCCAAGTACGCTAACTTCTTCTCGTTATGGACCACAGCTTCAGCAGTGAGCAAGCAAGCCCCAAGTAAAGTGTCGTTGGAAATTGCAACTGAGAATGAACCTGATGATGATGGTGTACTTCAAAATAACTTTGGTTCATATTTAGCAGCCATGCTTGGCTTACATTGCTTTAGCCACATCAAATCACGAGCTGTTTTGAACAAGGCGGTAAAAGAGCAACAGATTGAAAAACCCTATGCAACAGTTTGCGCTATGCATCTTGAGACTAGCCGAAATACAGCAGTAAAAGGGGATGATAAGATTAAGGAAGGTAACATCCTTGTAGTTCATGCCGATGCACCAAAGTATGAACATAACGACAAACAGCATATTGCACGGTTTAAAGACATCCTAGAATCTGAGACAGTGCCTACAGAAAAAGATCCACTAACTGAACAAAGTCATGAAGTTTTTGGTTTACGTTATCAAATGACTAAATGGCATAGCACTAACAAAGACAAGATCGGAGAATTGATCAAGCAACTTGCTACTAAACGTCCTGAATCAATCGAAGAGGAAACATTCAAAGCTTGGTCAGGTGTACTAGCAGTTGCATTGATGACAAGCCAAGAGCTGTATAAAGAAATGTGGCAATTAATGATTGCTCAAAGTGCTACACACAACATCCCTAAGAAGGTGAAGCTTGCAGCAGCATTAAAGCTTGTTCTTCCAACGTACATTAAATTCCTTGATGACGCTGGTGTACCGAAAGAGAAGCATTTAGTGAACTCAGGCTTGTTACGTCAGCTCCTAACAACCACAAACTATGCAATTGCTGAAATGAGTGAAGCATTGGGGGAACTTGAACTATCAATGAAGGAAAACAAAGCTGGTCTTCCACTTGATAAGCTGCAAGCAACATACGCAAATTTGCCAACTGATGATGACAACCTTAATGCATATATTAAAACACTGAAGGAATAACTCAAATAAGATCAAAAGAAAGGGGCAATGTGTTTAGCATTGCCCCTTATTCATTTCTGAAACTTAATATGTATTACACGTAACAATACCACCAATCCTCCCACAGCTTGTTGTAGACACAGTTTTGATTGGTTGAGGAGCTGATACAGAAGGAGCTGGTGTTCTTAACATCATGTTGTAATCAACTTCAATCAGCCCTACGATCTCATCACAGCGTTCAGGAGTAGGCGGTTTAAGCAAAGCTGCTTGATATGCTGCATCGAGCTTAGCTTGATCAACGCTATATGCTGATTGTTTATTTCTAAGTAGCATCTTACCTTTAGCGTAAGTTTTGCTGTCCACATAGCCCCATTTCTTACATGTTTCAAGCTCATTCGTCATACGCCCCCATTGTTCATATTTAGCAACAGGGGTAACGCATCCAACAAGCAGTAGAGGGGCTACAATTAACGCTACAAGAGTTCTTTTCATATTGGCATAAATTATAAAGATTTAAATAAAGTATGCCGTATGCGCTAATACAGAAGCAATTAGGCACAACAAATATTTGTTGTGCCAAAATAATTAAAACTTAATTTGAATATCAACCTTATCAGTTTCAACTCCAGCAGCATGAGCAATCATTTCTTTTGCTTCAGATATAACAGTTGCTAGGTCTTTAGTTTTATCAATTGAAGGTTTTAATATAGCTGATTTTGAATTATCTAATAAAGATTCGAATTTAGTCCAAACTAAATCCTTAATATTTAAATTAAGCTTTGTTAATAAATCTGTATCATTTAAATAAGCGACTGGAAACCTTTGACCTTTAGTTAATTTAGACCATGCTTCTTTAAAGTTTTCTGTATCAGGTAATAAGCTATATTCCGAAATTTTAATAATTCTACGGTCAAGATGTTTATGACTTGGAGCACAACCAGATACTTTACCAATCATAAAAGCTTGACCATGTTCAGCATTTACTTTATCTGCCCATTTTTCTTTCGTATTCCTAACCATTAATACATAGTCGGAAGCTTTGATACGGTCAATTTTAGCAGTCCAATGACCTGAACCACCATCTTCTTGCATTGATTTTAAATCCTTACCTGTAAAAACAACAATAATATTACTCATTTTAAATACTCTTTACGATCTATTTGTAAATTCTATGCTGAAAATGATAATTTGTAAAGATATTTTAGTTAAATAATAAATTTCTTTCGATAGAAATTAACTATAGATGTGATAAATCTTAAGAGATTGTGTGTAAGCAGTAATGAAGAAAGGTGATTGTTAAGATATTTTTTATTTAACATAATGGGCATTATGCGAACTCAAATGTAAATAAAATATAAATAACAACTACTTATGTTTAAGTTGGAGGTAGATTAAAAAGCATGATTAAAGTGCTTTTTAAAGAATTGCTGAAATATGTAACTTTCTGCCAATAATTTCTTCTTTTTACTTTTAGTACTTTTAAATTTTACTTAACTTAAGAAGTTTATTTTGAAAGAGAAGAAATTTAATGATTCTCCCATTGCATAAACTTTTATTCCTGCTATTGATAGAAGAACCTAATAACTTGGTAGGTTACACATGAAGCAATATTTTTCGGTTAGTGAAGATGAGTATCTTAGCTTTCAAAAAGATCCTTTAAACTTTAGAGTAGAAGATAACAAATTATTTTATGAACCGGAAACTGAGTTTGATTACTCAGAAGTAGTTAGTGAAGCTCAGACAAAGGAAGATTTGTCTATCCAACGTCCTGATGATGACATAACGTACATCATAGAAGCTGTATTGCTACCGGGGCAAAAGAACTTTACTCCTGTTGCAACATATAAAAAGTCCGATCTATTTTCTAACGAGTTGTAGTTCTAGTACTTTCAGAATAGATAAAAAGACCCCTAGCAACAAAGTAGTTACTAGGGGTTCTAAAGTTTCAGACACAGCATAAGAGCTTATAAAGTATCGAATTATTCTCTATGTAGCTCAAAATGTACAGCATCAATGAAAGGCTTCTTTCCAGCCTTCTTTCTATCTGCAATGTAAGCTTGATAAGCATCATTTGAGGTTACATAGTGGTTTAAATATCTTCCCCATGCACCACCCCAAATGATATTAATCTTGAGTTCTTTAGCAGCTAAACGCACAGCTTCAGCTATCTTAAAGTAATGTTGAAGATCCCAATCTACAGTACCATTTACCCAAGCACCGAGATCTACAGCATCTCCTGTAATGTGCTTAGAGTTCATCGTTTGAGACTTTCCCTGTTTCACATATTTAGCTTGAGTTTCCTTAGTTCTGAGTCCGTTCAATCACTGTAAAATCAACTGTACTAAGTGTAATAGCCTTCTCAACTACTTTTACTAAATCAGGATGTACACCTGTTAATCTTTCAATGGAGCGCTTACTTAATTTGAAATTATTCATTGCCCTTTCCTTTCTTTAATTGTTCTATGTTTTTAATGAGTTGTTGTTTCACTATTTTTAATACTACTTCTGTTCCAAGAGTTCCAAGAATCGCTGCTAATGCAATGATCCCTAAAGTTGGTACACTCTCAAACCAAATTAAAATTACTCCAGCAAATAAAGAAGTAAACCCGGTTTAACACCGCTTTAGCTATGATTACATGCCATTTATCTTGATTGTCAGTAGTAAGAGACTTAGCCAAGTAAATGACTAAGCCTATGCAAAATAGGAAGCAACTTAATAAATAGTCTTCCTGTTTCATGTTCTTCTTCTTATATTGAACCTCTTGCAAACATGTCTGCAAAAGCTAATGTTTCTTTTGTTGTTTTGAATTTTGATAAATGAATAGGAAGATAAGCTAACGTTGCTGAACCATTTGTAGAGAAAATCCTAGTTCTAAATGCTCCTGCACCTGTTCTGTTATGAACCATACAAATCTTGTAAGTTACCCCAGCTTTCAACAAATGATAGGATTGCATTGAGTTTAATGCTCCAGTAGTCACAAGACCTACATTACAATCTGAAGCTGGTTTAACTAAAAATGTAAAAACTTTTCCAATATATTCACTATTAGTATCAACGAGATTGGTTAATTCTGCATAGTTATTATTAAAATCTCCGAGAAGCTGAAAGCGTTATATCTGTCCAGCTCCCATCACCATAATCTAACGCTGTATTCTCTGATAAGGTTGTAGACGTTGATTTATTTAATACATGCGGATAATTCATTGTAATTTCATTAGCTTGTAAAAACTTACGTGTAGTTCTTCCTGAAAATGGAACTTGAAAAACTGGTCCATAACCATCAACACGATTAGATGGAAGGTATCTAGTCATCATAGTAGGTTCGGAATAGCCGAGTTGAGCCATATTGGTAGTTGAAATGCCTGTATTGTAAGCAGCAGCATCTATACCATTCACTACACTCATCGTTTTGGCAAAATGAAACCCATTCATAGTAGTGTTTTCAAATGAAACTGAAGTACCCCAGCGATAAGGACCAGTAGTAACACCACTTAATGCATTATTCCAATAACTACCACCAATCACACTTACATGTAGTCGATCATGTTCATTGATATCGACTGCTGGAATACCAGTAGCTAAGTTGCCGTTAGACTCTAAATAAATATCATTTAAAATCAATTTAGGGTAAGCAGTTGAAGGAGTATCATGAATCCAAATTCCTCTTCCAATATTGCCTTCAATAGCTCCTCCATCAATAGTAATATTTTGGAAAGCGCCATCAATTTCTAAACCAGCAGTGCTGTTATAGCGCATGTAAGGCATTTCTTCACGATGAGAAGTAATGTTTTTTAGGTATAAACCTGTTTTACAAGCACGGTAATAATTGTACCTATTTAAGTTGGTGTAAGACCCCACAATTGATAACCCAATATTGTGAGCATTAAAAAGAACACCATGCGTTTCATGATAAGCTCCTCCCGACCAACTTAGACCTGTTGTGGTCCCATTCTTTGTTGATAAATAATCACCCAAAGTACCATCACCAACTATTTGTAAATCCGAGATCCTTTGTTGTGCATGATCATCTGCAATTCCTGTGGGTGAGTAGACAACACCTGTACCCGGATTACACTTAATTCTTGAATAGAACCCCGATCCTTTTAAGAAAGTGTACCCAGATAAACTTAAATTTGAAGTAAGTGTATATAATGTATTTGGCTCAATTTCTAAATTGACAGTATTACTACGTTTAGCATCAGCAGCGTTTTGTATAGATGCATAATCACCAACATATTGTGATGCTCTTGATCTAGTTGTTAAGTCTCTTTCAATTGAATTTGGCTCAAGTTGTTTCCACTTTAATGTTTTATCATTGATAAGATTTTGTGTAATACCTTCAGGACTAATGACTTTTGTTGTAAGCAAATTACCAGAGCTATCAAACTTATTATAAAAATCTTGGTTAATTTCTTCTTGTGGCTTATGTAATAAATTATCGTAAATCAGACGAGAAGTTATACCAGTTAAAAGGTTAGGATTTTGAATAGCTAGAATATTGTCTACATAGAGCTTTAAATCCTCTAATACATAGCCATCACGTAGCTTATCTAAAAGGTCTAAAGCTTGATCTTCTGTTCCACGTTTAGATAGCTCTTCTTGAATAAGAGCTAGTACACCACTATCAGTATTAATGTCAGCTTCAGTTTGATCATAGACAGCTTGTAAGACGTTACGATCAGCTTCACTTAGACCTACCAATACATCTATCAATGAAGCTAATGCTTCAGCTTTTTCTACACCTTTTTCCTGAAGAACCTTATAGATAGAGTCAAAATCATAGTTAAGAGATTCAGGTCTAAATCCATCACCAAAAGTAGAATAAGTATTAGCTCGTTCTAAAGTAGTTGCTCTCTCAATTACAATCTCTGTTCCTGAAGGTACAGCATGATAGAAATTTACTGTGTTATTAGTACTGTTATAGTTGTAGTCGTTCTTAGAAACGGTTAATCCGGTTCGCTGTTACTTTTAAATTGTCTTTACTCTCTACATCAAAAGTAAGAGTAAATATTGTTGTTGCTCCATCTGCTACATAGGTAACGATGGGATTATTCTGTTCTACAGTCATTTGTTTTTCCTATATTATTTTAAGTAATTTAAATAAGTTTAATAAATCCACGACATCTATAATTTGCCATATCGCCAACTAAACCACTAATAGTTAAAACGTACACTCCATTAATTGAAGCAATTGTCCCAGTAACACCAGTAGTAGTGGTCCCACCCGTCTTAATAATATCTAATACAAGATCTGTGCCGTAAAAAGTACCACAAACTTTTGTAGTTTTAGTTAAACCGTCATGTTGAATCTCAAGGTTAAATATACCTGTAGCAAAACTGTTTGGTGTAATAGATGTAGTTATAACAACATTAGTTACTGAGGATGAACCTGAAGCAACATGTGAACAAAATGGAATTATATTACTTGGTGGGGTTCCTTGATTACCATAGTACTGGTAAGGAATTGCTGAGAAATAATGACGATGTAAGGCAACGGTATTTCCTGATACAGTATCTTTTTGATTAATCATCTGTTCATGTGTATTACATGCCCATAGTCTGCATGAGCCACCATTAAAACTATTCTTATCATTATTGATTCCTAATGGTGAGTTAGGTGCAGAAGAACCACCATTAAACTGTATAGGTGTTTGAATAGTCCTACTTCTAGAAGTTGTAGATGAGGATGCATCTATCAATATTCCATGAGCCTGAAGCCAATTATCATCTTCAATAATAAATTTACAGTTCCCTGATTCTTTAGCTAATGTACCTGAAATATTAATAAAGCAGTCAGAAACACGGCAAGAACCATATGTATTAGTTTGCAGCTCTATAGCCTTGCCTGTTATACCCTCAAAGTAAGAACTTTTAATTGCAATGCCGCCAGTATTACCTGAACCTTCAATGAAAATACCATCTGTACAATGTTCGACTGAAATATTGCTAATCTTAGTTGCTTGTGCTGCTGATGCAAAATGAAAACCTAACGTACAATTAGAGGCTGAGACTGTTTGAAATTGCAACATGCCACTAAATGTTGAGAAGTAATAACCTAATGTACAAGCTTCAGCTTTATTACGAATAACATGTAAGAAGTAGTGTTCAATAGAGTTAATATGGCGAATACAATAACGACTTGAACAATCAACCACTGAACATCCAAATGTCATTCCTTTAAGATTCATTGAATATTTAAAGTTTTTAAATAGAAAACCTTTTATATGAGTTCTAAACTGCATAGATGTTTCTAATGGTTTAGATGTTAGATCAGTTAAAATACCATTTACCCAATAAGCTGAATGGATACCATTATTAAGTTTATTATTACCGTAAAGCGTACAACCATTACCATTAAGCGTAGTGTTTGGAGCATGTAAAATTGGAGAGTCAATAAAATAGCGTTTGTTACCCTCAAAATTTACTTCAAAAGAATCTTCGTTAAGTTGTCCATTAGAGTGAAGACCTAAATCATACAGAGCTTGCATTAACTTATTAATTGCTTCTGTATCACTTGTCACTCCATCACCTATTGCACCAGCATCATGAACTGATAGTTTTGAATCTTTGATTGAGCGTACCCATCCATTTAGGATAAATACACCATTGTTAATAGCAGCCTTACTAGCATCATAAATAAATTCACCACCACCTAAACCAATACCTGAATAATAAGACTTAGTAATAACTACTTGTCCGATTACGTTTTGGATTAATAGCTAACATCTCATCTATCGATTCAACATAAATTACTGATTTATTATTATGAATTAGTTGACTAGCATTAATTTGTGCTTGTGTTTGATTAAGGGTTGTATCAACAACAATTTGAGATGTAACCCCATCAAAAATATGAGGAGTTTGAGAAGCAACAACAGTATTAAAGTAATTCTTTAACTCATCTCCAAGCTTCCCGGCTTCAATCTGACTCAATAAATTGTAGGCTTTATCTTGTTCTTGGCGTTTCTGAGCTTCTAGATCAATTAACTCAACAATGCCTGTATCTGATTGAATATTGAGTCTAGTTTCATCAATTAATTGTTGAACAATAGCTCTATCTGCTGCTGATAGTTGATCAAGAAGATCTATAAGAGCTGAAAGGGTTTTTACACTATCAATCCCCTTCTCTTGTAACACTCTCCAGATACGATCAAAGTCATAGTTAAGAGTAGAAGGTCTAAAGCTGTTGTTATATGTTTCGTATTGGATAGTTCGCTCTACAGTTGTATCACGTTCAATTGTGATGTCTGATCCATCTATAGGCGCTGTAGTGAATTGAATAGATCGAGTAGCTTCATTAAAGCTGTAAGCGGTCGGATCAACAGTTAACCCGGTTAACACTTACATGGATGTTATCCTTACCTTCTACTTCAAAGTCAAAAGCAAATACTGTAGTAATGCCATTAGCTGTAAAGTGCTGAATAGGTATAGTATTTTGTACAGTCATTTATAATTATTCCTTATTTATTATTGTTTTATATTGGGTAATAAAAAAGGCATCCCGTAGGACACCTTTCTTTTAAATCAAAGAGTTTTAATTAAGACTTGCGATTAGATTTTAAAAACTTTTCGATGCGGGGATCGTTAGCTTTTAATTCCATGATCGTTTTAGCCTCAATGAAATACTCTTTGATACGAGTCGGTTGACCTGTACTTGATGTACTGCTGCATGACTGACGTTTAATCACATCATCCCAGTTACGTTTGAGTCGTAAATGACTCATCACAGTAGCTGGACTTGGACTACCGATCGCATTCATTGAACGATGATTACGAATAACCGCTCCACCTAACAATTCAGTTAGAAGGAGAGCTTCTTGAGATCCCTGAGGAGGGAATTTGTATGTTGTTGCCATAATAAGCAAACTCCATAATTACATTAAGTTTTTAACGGAAAAATGGATATTTGTGGCAACTTAAAAGAGGAAGTCTAGGCAAGCTTCATAAACAAATTATACAAATTATGTTGTATAACTAATCTAAGTTAGCTAGAATAGAAAACCAGATTTAAGAGGTAGACATAGCTTATGTAGGAGTTTGCTATATCTATGTTCTTTTGGAACACCACTTATATCGCACAGTTTGTTGCCTAGATTTATCTAGGCTTTGTCAAATTAGCCAAGGCAGAAATGTCTTGGCTTTTTTGCATGTGGTTGATATTACGCTACCTTCGTGTGAACTGCAATAGAAAAACACGATATTTTTTAAATAAAAGCGCATAGAGACTCACTACAGCTCATTACAGCGCGTTTAACCTATAGTAATAACCTATATACCACAACTCTAAAACTAATGTTTTTAGCATCAAATGATAGCGTTTAAACGTATGGTTTAATGCATATCTCGTAAAAAAGGTACGACTAATCTTGTCGCTTGTGTTAATTAAAACTAATAAACACTATATATAGTGGTTTCTATCTTACCCTGTACTGAGCAAATCTAGTTGTTATCTAACCCTAATAAATACCTATAAATGAAAATAATAGTCATTACAGTTCATGCAGAAATACTAAAAATCTATTTCCATTTCTAAGTACTGATTTGAAGGTCTCCAATCATCTTTAGAGCGATAGGCTGGATATAAGTTGTTTTGACCTATTTTGATAGGCTCCGTACTGATTGCACCAGCTAAACTATCTAAATAATCATCTTCATTTTGATTAGTAGAAGGATCAAATAGGCGCATCTGCTTAACTTGAGGGGACTCTCCCCCCTCTTTATTCTTCAATACAGATTGATGAGCATATAGATAGCCACTCATTAAAGGTGCTTCTATAGCTGCTAAGATTCTTTTGTTCTTAGGAGTAGAGACGTGTTTCTCAGTTACACCACAATGTAGACCTCTAACTTTAAGAGCTGATAGAAGTACTGAAGGTATATGAGTACCAACTCCGGTTAGTCTCTATACATATTCTAGGCAACTTAAACTCTTCTATGAGGTCACATAACTGCCAAACCTGACCACCAACGATCTGACCTTTATTATCTGTCTCACAAACATTACCAATGAGTGCTATTGATCGATGCCAATACAAGCGACCGGCTTCATCACTTAGTACTAAAGCAATTGCTGATACATCTGATTTAGTCTTCCCGGATGAAGGATCAAAGTGAAGAGTAGCGGAAACAATACGTTTATCACCCAATAACATTAATGTTTCTTTATTAGCTTGGGTAAAGGTGATCTCTTCTATATAAGGTATAAGTCTGTCTGGATCTAAGCGAATATCTCCTATAGCCTTATTATGCATTTGATATTGAGAGTCCCATTCTCCTAATGTCTGACATTCCTTTCGTCTAGCTTCCATTACATCTGAAGTAAAACGTTCAGCCCATAATGCTTCTGAATAAACATCAAGCAAACTATGCTTCTCTATGAGTTCAATAACAAAAGATTCACCAGCTTTCTTAACTATATAATCTGCCCCATCAGTTAAGAGCTTTGCATGAGTACTAATACCACTGAATATATAAATAGGTCTAAAAGTGGTGGAAACAGTAGTTTCTCCAGAAGTAAATCTAGCTTCATTCTCAAACATACGAAGAATAAGATAGTTTGCCCCGGCTTCAATTAACTGTGCATATAAAGAGTCATGTGTATGAGGTGTACCAACAAATAAACGTCTTCCACCCGGAACAAGAATATGAACTTGCTCAGATAGGCGGTATCTTAGTTTTTCTCTTGCTTCAGGTGTTTCAGTAGTAGTGGGAACTTCTACATCATCATTTTCTATAATAGTTGCACGTGCTCCAGTAACGTTAGAAAGAATACCTCTAGCATGTAATGAACCATGACGAACATCTGAAGAACCTTGTACCCACCATTTCTGTGTCTCACCTTTCTTCTTTTGTCTATTCCAAGTTAAAGCGTGTTTCTCTAATACTTGTTGTGTTCCTCTAGAACATTTATATGCATCAGGATCAGTAGCACCTTGATGTAATACCAGCTCTTCTTGGTCTTTATAAAATAAGTAGGCGTTCCATATATCAAGAAGAGTAGATTTCCCGATGTCCACGCGGAAGCATAAGTACGCCTAAGTGACCAAAATCTTCAAGCCACTCACAGACTCTTAAATGAAAATCAGGAACTTCCCATCCTTGTTGATGTGCATAGACAAGGTAAAACTCAGGAAATGAAGCTTTATTATTGTTTTGAGGTAGACCCATCTGATCTTCCTTTACGTTTTGAGTACTCTTGTTTAACCTGTTCTAGTATCTTGGCTGCTTCAGCTTCTTTTTGTTTATCTTCTTCTTCAGAAGTAGTAACTTCAGCTTGTTTAACTGTTAATAGTTGTTCTATACGAGCTGCTATAGCTAAAGTTTGGTTAGCTGATTTATAAAGCCAACAAGCATCACCTCGCCCGAACTTTCGTCTCTTTATCTGTGTTATGTGCTCGATCGACTAGATCTATTGTATCGAGGATGGAAAGCTCTTGTATTCGAGCTAACTCATCCTTGTATTCTTCTATTTTACTCATTAGTTATGTATCTCATATTATTGTAGTTTTATCAAAGATGTTAAAAGGCTAGATATCTAGCCTTAATTAGAATAAGCCTGTGTACATGCTCTCAGAAACTCAACTCTAGTTACCATATCTTTGTTTTTATATCCTTTCTTTAGCTTCGAGTTAGAATCCATAGCTTGTAAGCCTTGTTCTAAAGCTAATTGATATTCGCTATAGTCTTTTTTAATAATATTAAAGCCTTGCGTATTATAGTTATCCTTAGCTAATTCAAAGGCTTTTTCTCTTGTAAGAGAGTTAGATGCTATATCAACATAAAACTGGTAAGTTGTTTTACAGTAATTATCGACAACGATTGCCTTACGTTGTCTCTTTTCTGCTTCTACTCCAGAGCATCCCGCTAATTCAAGTTTAGGTCTAGTTAAACCCCATCTATCATTGGGAATTTCCATTGTTAAATCCCCATTAGTATAGGCAAATGATCTATATCCAACATAACCACCGTATGAATTTTTAGCGTTTACTTCACCACAAACAGATTTTTCGCCTACGGTATTAGTTACTTCTTTAATATTTCTAAACTGAGTTGAGTCAGGATCTTTCATCATATTTTGAAGTAAACTTTTAGCTTTTTGAACGTCTAAAGATTCAGCAGCAAAAGTTGTAATTGGGAATAAACATAGGACAGGAATTAAAAGTTTATTTAGCATTGATTAATATTCTTAGTTAATGAAATTAATTAAATAATATCATGGTGCATAAACTATTTATTATCTTCTAAACTATTAATTTCAGGTAAACGAACTTCTTCATTATCAAGATCCCACCAAAAGCCTTGATTGTGTTGAGTCTCTAATCTGTACTGTTTTCGGTCCCTGTAGCCTTCATCAAACATGTCTTGAAGCTCTGCTATCACGATACGGTCGAATACAAGTCTTGTGTACCAAACGTTTTGAAATGGAGTGTTGTTCTTAATAGTATTAACGGCTTCAGCTCCATAAGATGATTCACGCTCATCTAAATAATGTTGTCCAGCACCACTCACCATAGTTGCTACATTACCTACATCTTTAAATGCTGCTGGTATGATCCAGTCTTTAAAACTTCTATCTGTAGGATCTGCTGTAGCGCTCACTGCATCTGCTAAGAATGAAGCACTTCCACCTTTAACAATAGATTTAAGGAAGAAGTCCATATTTGTAGGATCATCTAAATCCTGTCCTTTAGTAATGTTTTGGATCTGAGCTACAAGTCCACCCATTAATGTAGTGTAAGCGAACAACTTAGCTAAATAGATAAACTTGGCTTGTGGAGTACCTTGAGCCATTCCCCTGTACCACATTCGAGTTAAGACCGCGAAGGGGAACTGCTTGAATTGCCAAAAAAATCGTAGTAGCTCATTACCTATAGTTCCCTTTTCAGTTCCAATAGACATTAAAGAAGTTTCTCTAGCCCCTACTTCTAATACTGCTGCATTCGTTTCTGTATAGATGTAGTTCATGTATTTATTAGCAAGTTGTTCTTTTAGTTTAAAGGCTTCATCTGCTAATTGAGCTGGTGTAAAGCCATCAGGATTAAATGAATGATGCTGAAGGATATGATCATCAGGAATATTAAAAATGTCCTTATTAGTAATTAAACGTTCACCACCTAAAGCTTCTGTACGATCGACTTGTTTCAGAATGGTCCAGTCATCCTCTTTAATACCGCCACCTTCTAGCATACGTTTATCTTTATCTCCTAATTCAGTCCAAGCCTTCTTAGAATTAAGGTCTGATACATGATGCATAAGAGCAGATCCAAAGGCTCTCTTATTAGAAGCTGTAAGATGATTTAACCCGGTTGAACGAATAACAGCATTAGCGATAGCTCTAGTTTTAGTAGCAGTTTGATTAAGCTTAGTTGAAGCTGAAGCAATATCATCATCCCCGGAAACGTACTAAAGCATTAGTCATTTCTCGTACACCTAAACCAATAGAGATAGCAAAGTCTCTGTGATCTTTATCTGTAAGTAGATTTACTTCTTTTCCAAGGATGTCTTTAAAGGCTAATCCATGCATTTCTGAAGCGAGTTTCATTGTGGCGAAATCACCAAGAGCAGTAATAGTTGCACTACCCATTTTAGTAGCGACTGTCCATGAACGAGCAATACTACCTACTTGAGCAAGTGCAGAATCAATAGGAGCAGCTTGTCTAGCCAACTCATCATAGTAGCGACCGACATACTGATATTGTTTTTTGAGTTTAGTATGTTGACCACTGTACTGAGCGTCTTGCATAGCTTGATTAAATAAGTCATGGCTAAGCTGTTTTACAAGTTTTTCAGGATTAGAGCCAAAGGTCTGCATTAACCCTATTTCAGTAGACATTCTTCTTATATGATTAGAGAGCAAATCATGAAAATTCAGCTCTCCAAAGTCTTCTTGATACTTCAACCAAGATTCACCATCTTTAAAGTGAACCTCACGACTATAATGATGTAAAGCTTGCATATTTACACCAACAGGAAGATCAGTAATACCTTCTACAGCTCTATATTGTACTTCAGGCTTATTATGTCCTTCTGAACTGATTGTATCGTAGACGGAAGATAATACTTGTTTTACTTCAGCTTCAGACATTAGTGATCCATCTTCCTTTCTATAGCGTCCACGATCAAGAAGAGGAAGAGTAAAATCAATCCAAGCCTGTCTACCTTTACTAATCACTTTATAATGACTGTGAGATTGAGGAAGCCCCCAATTAGAAAGCTTCTTGATGTTGCCACCATACCTATTAAAGTGAAGACGAAGCTCTTCTAAAGTATCTTTTACAGATTGAGCCAAAGTCGCTACTTCAGTATCACCGCTTTTATCTCCGAAGATTTCCTTAACAAGTGATTTCACTTTAAGGTCATCAATGAAATAGCCTAAGCCTTTTTGAGTCTTTGAAAATACATCTGCAACTTTAGCAAAGTATCGAGATTCAACAGCCGTAATAACATGTTCAACAGATTGAATACCGGCTTTGGTCTGTATGCATAACAAGCTTTCTATGTAAGGCTTCTAATGGGTTAAGAGAAGGATGTGAAGTAAGCTCTTTAGCAAGGTTTGAACGTATCTCTAAGTCATTAACCAAAGTAGTGACATTGAATACGTGTTGCTCTGTATAGTCTTGAATAACACGATCAGCAATAGCTTCAGCTCGTTCTTCATCACTCATAGACTTCCATGCTTTGATGTCTTCACCCGGAACTTCACGTTTAGCCTTTTGAAAGGCTTGTTCTAATAGGTCTGCTTCCTTATCTGATAATTTTCTTCCTAATTCAGCTTCTACTGCTGCTCTACATTGATCTTTCATTACGCCCCTTTTAAAGCACACTTAGCTAATGTACTCATTGCCTTAGTTAATAGTTGTATGTTGTTTTGTTCTTGATTTAGCTTTGTTTGCCATTGAGAAGCTGTAAGGTCTTCACCTGTAGCTTTAGAAGTAATAATCATGTCAGGATTAGAGAAGAGCTTATCTATAGTCTCCTTCCCTTTTGGAACTTGTGATAAATAACCATAGTTACGTTCAGGACTAAAAATACGATCTAAAGCAGTTTCTAGTGGTTTATTTCCCTTCAGATTAGAACCATCTGTTTTACCTTTACGAGCAGCTTGAATAGAGACAGTCTTATTTTCACTGTCTACAGTACGTCTAACATATAGAGAGTCTGATTTAAGCTCTTGTACTGTATGACCGTCTTTGTCTGTATAAGCTCTATGATTAAATTCTTCTTGGCTCTTCTTACTCCATTCTCTAGGAGTCATTGCCCAATCACCTGTAATAGAAGGATCTGGTTGTAAGTCTACTGCTGTTTCCTTATCCCCTTTAACTCTTACACTTTTATGAGCATGTGGGATAGATGTAGTTTCAATGGATTTTACCATCTTCTCTACCATTGCATTTATATCAATTTCTACATCATCTGAAGGCTTAAATTTGAAGTCACTTTTAATCATTCCAAACTCACTAGAATCTTCTAATATCAGCATGTCTGAAAAGGGATCTTCACTATGTTTTTGTTCTAATGCTTGAATATCATGATTATCTAAAATTGGCTTACCTGTCTTCATTGTATCTAAAGCAGCACTATCTCTATCTTCAAGAGTAAATACATCTGATTTAGGTACTACAAGAGTTTGAGGAGCATCAATAGAACTATTCACAGTTGTTTCTTTAGTTGCAATAGTGAAATCATCTGTAGAGCCTTTCATAGCTCCATATTTATTTTCAGCTAAATCATCAATCTTTGAGGTAAAGCCGTTAATAGCTTCTGATATGGTTGCATTAGGCTTAATGTTATTGATACGCATGAGCTTATCAGGGTTATCACTAAAACGAGCAATAACCTCTCTAGCAGATTGATTAGGGTTTTCTTTGAGAGCTTTAAAAACTTCTAATGCACCACCACGACCTAATAAGTGAGGTAAATAGATTTGAGAACCTTTAAGTGTTATCCCTGTTCTCTCTTCTATAAATGCAATGTTGTTTTTAGTGTGTTTAATACCGAGTTCTATCTGCTTACTTAGGCTAAATCGGTTAGCGGTCGTTCCACCTTCAAGCTTCCAAGTATCATCAATAAACTGAAATACACCTGTAGCCGAAGTATGTTTATTTTTAATAGTAGGGCTAAATGTCCCCATAGATTCAAAGTGTGCTAAAGCTACTATATATCGAGCATCACTATCAGAGAAGCCATTAGCTTTAGCAGCATCATAGACAGCCTTAGCTGTACCTACACCTTTAAATACATCTAAAGTAGTTTGTACAGGCTTTGGTGTACCTTGAGTTGGAGTAACCTTCACAGACTGCCCTTCAGCAATTTGTTTACCAGCCTTATTAATATTGTCTACATGTTGGGCAGTATCACTAAAACTCTCTGGTGTGGTTAAGATACTTCCTTTATCAGCTTCAGCTTGTGCATCATCTACTGTATCAGTGAAAGCATCTTGTTCTTGTTTAACTGTTGAGTAATCTACATCCGGATTAGATTTACTCTGTGCATATCGAGAGCCAACATGGAAGATAGACGCAATAGCTAAGTTAGTAGCAATAGATGTAGGATCGGTTGAAAATCCATAGTACTGATCTGCAACCTCATCATATCCTTTTGCTTCTAAAGCAACACCTTCACCATATACTGAAGCTTGAGCTGCTGCTGTAGTACCAACTACTGTAACTGCATAATCTTTAATGACATTACGGTATACATTAGCCATAGGCATAAATGCTAAAACAGCATTAGAAGCGCCATAGATATTAGAAGCTAGATCAGCATCATCACTACTTACACCATAATCTTGAGTAAGTTTAGTATGTTCTGAAGCTCTTGTAGATAATCCAACTGAAGCTGCTGCTCCTATTGTGCCACCGAACAGGCGCTGTTATTGCTGCTGGAACTACAACCTCAGCTATTCCTGAAACGAGCTTACCAGCTTGACCTTGTTTAGCTGGTTTAAGCTGTCGATCAATGTTAGCTAAACCCTTATCTGCTGCTTCATCACCAACGAAAGGACGTAAACCAGCACTAAGAGTATTCATTAAGCCCTTCTCAGTTCCATAGACAAGACTAGATGCTAAATCTACTGTTAGTGTAGGTTTATATGGCTTAGTTTTAGTAGCGTTCGATTGATTTAATTCATTGTCTTGTTCTGTCAATTGACCATCTAAAATACCCATTAGCTTTCCTTACTTTGTTATTGCTTTTATGTATGGTTTATTTGTTCTTGGATTGATGTGCGGCTTGCCATCTGGACCTATAAACATATATTGATTTGAAGTACCCGGTAATTTTCTAAGAGCATGAGTATTCATAAATCCTCTAGGAATCCTTACCCCTGTATCATGGTAATAACCACCTACAACTTGTTCTTCTACCTTCTCTCCAAACTCTGTAGGACCCATACCATAAGGGACAGGAACAGTATTAGAAACACTGCCAATCTTCTGTTTATAGTAACCACCAGTAATAAGAGACTGTGATTGTTGATAGGCTCGTTCATCTAATCTAGGCTTCCCCTTATCATCAAGTTGAACACCTGTACGCTTCACATAAGCTACATACGTTGAATAGATTAAATTAGCATAGGCTTCAAACTCAGGAGTCCCCACCTGCAATGCATTACCAGCTTCTTCAGCTAACTTAGTTTTGAAAGAATCTATAGAAGGAGCAAATGTTTTATCTACTCCATTAGCCTGTAATTGTAATCCTTCAAGAGCTAAATCTGCTGCTTTGATATTAGATCCCGGAATGTGAACATCTTTAATAGCGAGTTGATTAATCCCTGAATAAACATTAGCTCTACCTTGATAAATCATGTCATACATCTGTTTACGTGCTTCATTATCATTACCTGATATCTTGGCTAAGTTCTGAATTATAACCTTCTGGGTGTTAATGTCTGAGTCATGAAACTTTTCTCTGACTTCCTTTTGCTGTGTAGTAGTGAACGGATTTAAAGATCCATAGCCAAGTTCTTTTTGTTGTCTTCTAAGTGACTGTACTGAAGATTGAGCTTGCTTCACATCAAACTGACCATTGATTAGCTGACTTGTTTCAACTCTATATAAAGATTGACCTGTACGTTGTGTATAGGCTGATGCTGCATCACTAGTAGCTAAAGCTTTAGCTTCATTAGCAATGGTCTGAAACATATCAAGACGTGCCTTAAGAGAGGAAGGATCATCTGAGTCAGTATTTTTTAATTGAGCCTTTAGCTGGTTGATTTGTGATTCTTGTTGAGAAGGTGGAAGTTTTCTAAAGTCTATAGCTGCTTTATTTGCTTCTAATGATTGTCTCACTTGAGTTTCATACGGTGTACCTTTAACTGCTGCTAAGGTAGAAGTAACTCGATCTGTTGATATTGGATAACCTAGTAAAGCATCTTTATCAAACTCTTTAGCTACATTCTCAGCTTCTTTAAGTGCTTTAGCTTGTTGTTCAGCTAATCCGCTTTTGAATCCTTGTTATATGAGTACCAATCTGCCCTTTAATTGAATCTCTTTGCTCTACAGTTAAATGAGGGTAGTTTTTATCTATGTTGTCTGCTATTGATTGAAGACTGTTGGTATCACTAGCTTTAACAGCGTTATCTATTACACCACTAGCATCTGAAACGTCTCTTTTGTTATTCCATTCGTACATCTTTTCAGTACGTTGAGCTTCAGAATAACCAAGTTTAGGGTTATTAACGATAAGAGAAGCTTCAGTATAGCCTTCTTCTCTATTAGGGTTTTTCAATGTAGCTTCTACGCTAATAGCTGCTTCAGTTTGTTGTTTCTGTACACCTACTTTAAAACCTGTATCTCTCAAATTAGGTACACCGCCATAATATGTAGCTGCACCAAGCTCTTCAAATTGCTTAGTACGGGAGGGAGGAATACGAGCCTTATAACTTTCAATCATTGAAGCTGATTTTTCCCCCCACACCCTTTCTCCTTCATCTGGAGTAAGTACACCTGTAGCAACATCTTGATTGATGGCTTTGTATGTTTCTTCTGCTTCAGCTTTATATCTAGGGACTTCTAAATTGTATTGGTGCTCATCTTCTTGATCTTGTAGCTTATTTTTTACTTCACCATAATTATTAATAGCTTGACCAAGATTAGATACAGCTTTTGATAATTGCTGACTACCAGTATCTATAACTCTACCTTGAGCTGCTTGTGGCATAACATTACCAAAGTTACCTAAAGGGATTCTAGCCATTAAGCCCACCCTCCTTGACCTTTAGGTGTTTCAGATTTGATCTTACCTACAGAATAACCATTTAAAGCTGTTGATGCTGTATTTAAAACCCCACCAACTGCTTCTGCATTAGCTTGCTTATTGAAGTTTGAGGCATCTGCCCTACTTTGTGCTGCTGAACTATTTGCATTGTATTGCACCATTGATGCATCTTTTGAAGCATTGGAAATAATGTCATTTTGAATTACATCTGAAACTGTATTAGGTGCATTGATGTCTAAACCATTACTAGCCATTTGTGCTTTAGCTGCTGATACTTGTTTTCTACCAAGTTCTCTAACACGTTCAGCTTCTACCCTTCCAGCACTCTCTGCTTGTTTAGCATTCTCATTAGCTTGTTCTGCACTAGCTTTTGCTTGTTGATGACTGTTATAGGCTGAATATGCTGTTGCTGCCACTGTCATTGCAGTAGCCACCCAATAAGCCGCTGCGGCTGCTCCGAGCTGCTGCCATAATTATTACCTCTTGTTTTTATTATTGTTATAACTGCATTTCTAAGAATGAGCCTGTATGTTGAAAGCCCATCTTCTGATAAAAATTGATTGTCTTCTCTGTTTCTATACCTGTAGCTGTTCCACATTGAATATAAAGGCAACCCATACTCTTAGCCCATCTTATAAAAGTATTAATAAGTAAGTAAGCTGCTCTACTACCTCTATATTCAGGAATGACAAAGATACAATAATCAAATGCCATCAATGTTCCGTGACTGCCATTCAGATTGAATACCACCAGCAAAACCACCAATGATCTGCTCATCTAAGGTACAGACAAAGAGACAACCTCCATCACCATGCATAAGCTTAGTAAGGTGTGTAGTCACTCTATCTATATTGAAAGGTCTTAAACTGTATGTAGGTGACTCTTGCCAAAACTCAAAAGCTAATTTTGCTATTGTTGGTATATCGTCTTCTGTTGCTACTCTAATATTAAACATAGTTATTCTTATCTATCGTTAACGCTTTGTTCTAGTACACAAGCAATGATCTGTAATGGTAGTGGTCTGTCTTGTTCTATTGTGATTTCAAACTCTTCAAAGCTAGTCCAACCATTCATAGCAATACGTTTCATCCCTGTATAGAGTTGAGGAGGAAGCATAAGATTCATATCAAAAGTATTAGTTTCTACTCGATCTCCGTTTACAACTGGAGCAATAGAGTCTTTTAGAGCAAGAGTGATGTGATCAACTTTAATTAAGCTTGGGAAAGTTGTTCCCGGTATTTGTTGAAAGTCTGTAGGTAATAAAGATATAGCTGAAGTGAACGCTCTACCAATGTAAATTTGATTAATAGAGGGATCACAGCTAATGATTAAGGTGTTCCCGGCTCTACTTAAAATAGGTACTTCAAATACTGTATTTCCATCTTTAAAGTAAGCCTGTACCTTGTCCCCAAGTACCCCAATTAGACTATCTGTGACAGTGCATGTAGTGCTGTGTGAGACGTTTACTAACTTAGCTGTATCAAGTAATAGCTCTTCTTTAATCTCTTCAATCTGAAGTGAACCATTACGATTTACGAGTAAGTAAACTCTGTCTGAACCTGTTGTACTTGGAAGCGTTGTAAGGCTAATAACTTCACCGCCTACATCATGTCTAGCCCAAGCTGTTACTGATTGCTCACGATTTAGAGTTAAGGTAGCTAATGTTCCATCACCTAATGTAAACCAGATAATCGAATCAGGATCTTGAGCATAAACCATATCCTTGAGACCACCATGATCTTTAATAATATGGGAAGCAAGAACTGAAAGCTCATTAGAGACTAAGCCATCAACCGAGTAATCATAGGCTAATGTTCTTACTCTTGAGCCACGCTGAATAAAGATTAGCTCTGTTCCTACTTTAACCGGCTTGATACTTTCAATCGTTCCATAAGAAGTATGTTCTTGTATCTCTGCTGATGTAGGAGTTAAGGCTCCAGTAGATTTAATTAATAACTCTGCACCTCCAGTATGAACAACCACTCCCCTGCTCTGACTAAGATGAAGAACGTTTGTTAAGCTGTCTGAAGCTGCTGCTAAAGTAAATGAATCACCGTCTTCTGTAGTTGGAAGGAAATTAGTGAAATCTGCTGTACGACTAAACCAAATGTAGTTTGGATACTTCTTAGTACCACCTAAAACTAATCGTTGCTGATAGTAAGAAACTGTACGAGGATAACCAAGACTGGCTGTAAATATATTCTCTTTGATTTGCCATGCTCTAGCTACAACTTCAATCGTTGATGTGAGCTTCTTAATGATTTCACCTTCTACCCTTGTTGCAGATAGATAGGTATCAATACGAACAATACCACCATTAGCAAAAACAAACTTACCAACCGATGAAGCACTAAATACATTCGCTTCTTCAACTGTAATCAAAGTCCAATAGGTAGGATCTGATAAAGGTTGATTAATATGATCAACAAGACACTTATAGTAACTCGTACCACTCTTCACAATATCATCTACATAGTATTGCTTAGTTGCTAAGTAAGTTTCATAGGCTTGTACTTCTAATGTGGTCACTTTCCCTACATCTTTAACATCCTCTGACATATTCAAAACAACTGGATAGTTACTTACTTCTTCTAATGGAGGGATAGAGTAAATAAAGGCTGAGAAGTCCCAATTCGTAAAGTCTTCAGAACATCTCAACCATGATAAAGGCTTATCACCATGAGCCAACCATAAGTTATAACGAGATTGACAATAGGTTAATTCCTTAATCTGAATAGAACTATAGGTAGTTGCAATAGTAGTTACACTAACACCTTCACTATTAATTACATCAATAGAGTTAGGTTTGAATACAAGAATGTATGTGTCTCTATGGCTCACCACAAAAGGAATAAGTCTAACTGCCCCAGCTACTGCTTTAACTAATGAAGTACCACCACGTTTTTTAATACCCCCGTTCAATGATTGGTAGCATGTTCTCTACTCTCTTACAGCCATTCCTATATTGATTAAGCTCAGTACGTAAAAGTATTAAAGGGCTAAGTTCTCCGGCTTGTAAAATTATTCTTAATTATGTTTAGTCTTGCCATCAATTAATACCTGTTAGTTAGAGTGTAGTCTTGGTCTGATCCAAAGAGTTGAGAAGGTGTTTCTTGTGCTTGTACTGCCTTAGCTTGTTGTATGAGTGCCTGTACCTGTTGGTAGTACCCATCTGATGTACCTTGTGAGCCTGTTACTGATTTACCCAGCTTGTAAGCAAGATATAAAACTAAGCACTCAGCAAATAATGAATCGTATGTCTCTTCATTCCCGGTTATCGAAAACATAGACAAGGTTGAGTTCATTACTATTTGATAAAAGCTTATCTGTCTCTACAGCATAGTCTTCAGTATTTGCATTGATGATGCGTATAAGATCATCGGGTAGTTGATATTGGTATGAATAGCCAAATACAGGAGGTTCAGCTAAAGGAGATAGTTTGATTCTCTTGATAGAGCACTGAAAGGGATGAAGCCTTAAAAGAGCTTTACGTGATGTGTCATAGATCGTCTTTACACGTCTAGCATTCGCTGTATTCTCTTCAAAGCTGGTAATGGAAGAAGCACCAATTAATGATAGTGCATTATTAACTATGTTTACTTTATCTGTCATTGGATGCCTTTAGAATTATTATTAGTTGAAATGCCCTTCTACTATTAGAAGCAAAAGAGCACTTATTGTTAGGTTTTATATTAGTTCTATTATTAGAATTAAATTAAACAGTGAAAGTAAATGCTAGTACACGTTTCTCATCCGTACGTACTGCACCATAAGAATCAATGTGACCAATAGAGATAGTACGGTTTTTATCTTCACGCTCTACTACTTTAAGAGGTGAAATAGCTGCACTACCAAACTTTAATGCTTTAGATGTATAAGCAATACCAGTAGCATAAGTTGAAGCTGGAGTAGCTTTGATCTTTTCGTAATGAACCCATTTAAATCCGTAGGAAAGTATTAATTTCACCACGTTGTAGCATTTGACCTTGTAAGTAATCTGCTGAAGTTAAAGTAGAGTCAGAAAGAATCTTTGCTAACATGTCGCTGTTGTAAGTCACAATGATCTCTTCATCATCTGGTACTTCGTTTTCCATAAACTTAGTACGAATGTCGATAAGTAATTGCTTATTGAAAGTTACAGGAGTTGTAGAGTTACCAATTTGTTGATCTGCTGGTAATGCTACTGCTGTAAATGTATCTGCTTCAGTAGTTTTACGTTGAGCTGTACCAATCAATGCATTATAGATGATGCTATCAATCTTACGGTTACGAGCTGAGACTAAGCGTTGAATCATTTCATCTTGTGGATGTGCTTTAAGCTTAGGTAAGTCTTGTGGAGCAATGTGAGTGAAGTTAGCGTAGTTGCTCATCGTAGCTAAGCGTGATGCAAAGTCTACTTCTGAATAAGCTGTATCACCAAAACGAGTAGTTAAAGCTGTTGGATCAGCCATACCAGACATTTCATTTACTGTGAATGAACTACCATTGATTTCACCTTCATTAGTGATGGTAGATAAAAGTTTAGATTCTTTTTGTTCGCACAATACTGTGTAAGTATCGTGATATTGGCGCACGAATACGCTATCGATTGTTGCATAAGCCATTGTTATGTTATTCCTTAATTATTATTTTTAGTTTCAACAATAGTTCTATTATTAGGTTATTTTTAGTTCTATTGTTAGTTTCTTTTATTGTTGTATGAGTAGAATTTATAATAAAGTTTCAGTTATCTTCAATTGAAG